AGGTCTTGAGCCAGACATGGACATGAACCTAGAAGATGTAATTGACAGGGGTAATTCCAACGAGAAGAAACCTGCTCCTTGGAAAAAACCTGAGCTAACAAAAGTAGAAGGCGTTTCGGACAGTGATCAACCATTGTCAGAAGAAGCTAGGAATCTTGCTATTGGTCTTGTGAAAGAAATCAAGTTAATAGGAACACCAGAAGAAGGCAAAAAGAATCTTGAACAATTTGTTTCAGATTTCTGCGAGCATTTCAATCTACCTAAAGGTACAAAAGTGCAAGGCAAAATAACAGCCGTCAAACACGAGGAATTTATAGGTTCATGGAAACCTCACAAGTGAAATCACCGCAAGCTTTAGCAGATGTCAGAAGGAGAGACCGACAATTCCAGGTCAGGCTCTCTACTGATCTTGCTGCTCAAGTTCGCTCTTACATGAAAGAAAACGGCCTGAATGAAAATCAGGCCATCAAAAACATCATTACTAACTTTTTCGAAAAGAATGCTTAACGTCACCGCTATCGGAAATCTTGCAAGAGACCCCGAACTGAAAAACATCTCAAACATTCCAGCAGCTAGTTTTAGCATCGGAGTTGCTACTGGCAAAGATCAAACGACTTGGACTAATTGCACAGTCTTTGGAGAAAAGAAAGCTGAAACTGTGATGCAATACCTCAAGAAAGGTCACAAGGTTGCAGTAAGTGGGAAAGGCAGTCTACGAAAATACGAAGGCCAAGATGGCTCTGAAAAATCTAGCTTTGATTTGCTTGTAAATGATTTTACTTTTTTACAGCCAAAAAGCACCGAACCACAGACTGACGAATTTTAACAATGACATACTTCAGTAACGTCACGAGCCTCAACCCTAGGCCCAGTTCAAAACTTCATCTATTTTGGGTTTGCCAACCCAAATCAAAAGGAATGAAGATCAGAAAATGGGGAGCTTCTAAAAAAGAAGCTTACCAAAAAGTCAAAGAAGTATACCCAGATGCTTCAATACTTTGGAAACAAGAACTATGACCCCTATCAAAAACACTGGTGTAGATGGTGACACACAATGCAATTTTTATTTCACTTGCGATTGTTGCGGAGAACCCATTGAAGACTTAGATGGGGTAGTTGATTTTCCTGCTTTCTCTTGGTCTGAAAAAATAAAACAACCTTATCGGTTTTACCATAGAGGCCCATGTGCAAAACAAGGAGACAAACTAAGGCTAAGAGACAAATGGGGGAATTTTTCTTTAAGAGCATTCCTTTTGAATTTGCTAATAGGGGAAGATATTGGCGAATTTGTTTTTAAGAATGATTCAGAGGAAATCCGAGACAAGGTATTTAAAGCTTTGGAGGTTCGAGGGTGAAAGCAACAACAACAACGAAAACTCTTTTTCCTAAATACACAATGCATTGGGAAGAAGAAGATCAAACACATTACTTAGAGTTTGACGGTTTTACACTTGACGGTCACTACCTTGTCCTAACTGATATTGGAGCTGTCCAATTAAAATATGCTTTATGTAACCTGCCTGTACACAAAACTAATGGAAAGTTTTGGGGTTACAAAGACCAACCTGATGATGAAAATTCGCAACATCTGATATGGAATTGCGAACCACCAGAAGAAGATGATGTGCTTGTTCAATTAAGCAGCAAAGATGAGGCAGCATTGATAGCTGTCGCTAAACACCTAAGTGACGCTAGGTGTTGGAAGGAAAGCCCCCATGAATAAAGAAAAACCAATGACAGAATTTGAGACCAAACTTATAGATGCTCTTGAAAGAATTTCAGAGGATCTAAGCAACATTTCTATACATCTAGTTGCGTTAGATGTTGACGGTGAGTTGATTGAGGAGATGAATAGACTTGGTGACATCTTGAACGAAAGCAATCATATTGCTGCTAAATCTAAAGACATGGTGGGATACAAGACTTTCGATGAATAATTACAAAAAAAACTCCTTGAACGAGATGGAATCTTTCATACTCGAATTGATAAGCCCCCCTACTCTTGAAGAAGAATTAGGGATGGAGGCAGAACTAAGGAATATTCAATCTTCTAAAGATGTTGATGAGATCAAACGTTATGCAGAAGCCATTACAAGGCAGAACCATGAACAGTGTCGATTCATTGCAGGTTGTTTAAATGAAATACATATTTTGAAAGCGAAACTGGCATGTGCTTCACCTGAGAAGAAACACTGGATTAAAAGAATACTTGGGTTATAGTCCAATAGGAGGTACTGCATAGCCTCTTTCCGTGAGCTGAAAACCTTCTGTATTTCCCCAGTACGGAAGGTTTTTCAATGTCACAAACTGTCTGTCCTTGTCTGCTAAAAAAAAAAAGACCCCCCAGAGGTGGAGGGTCAGTTGGTTATTTGAGTTTTTTGATCTTGTCGTCAACAGCTCTTGACTCTTTGAGGATTCGATCAATCTCTCTTAGTTGCCTTGCGTCTGATTGAGCAATCTCCCTAAGTTGAGAGCGAAGGATGTCAGCCAGTTGTCCCATGATTTAACTCCTTTGTGGTAAGTGGCATCGCTGCCATACGTTTATATATACACCACCACATGGAGGGAAGCTCTTGGTTCTTTTGTACTGTTTTTGTTAGTTTCCAGTGTCCATGACACTTCTATCCTCGTGGTCATTTCACGTTCTGACCACTTGAAGAAATTACTGGCACATTCGTTGCACAAGGGGGGTAACGCTTTTGAATCTTTTCAGAGGGTTTTCAGGAATAAAAGTATCGCCTCGAACAAATTGATACACATGAACTGCCGCTGAGAACAACTGCCCCCCAGGCATTCAGAGGAAAAGAAACATTTGTACTTCTGCAAAAGTGGGTGAACACTCCAATCTGAACCAATTGAAAAGAATCACAACAAAAGAAAGAATCAACATTTTTACCAGGGCCACCTACTCCTCTTTTTGAAAATATATTTCAATTAACTTTTTCTTGCTGTGGTGAGTTTTTGTTCCTGCAAGGTTCCCAAGTGTTCGGGAAGACAAATAAGGTAAGAAATTGCGAAAACCTTCTCCTGGTTTGGGACTCCTGTAAACGAAAAAAGATCCAAGCCAATCAAGCATTAGTTGTCTTAAAATTTCAGGATAGTATTTTTTTTCTTCTTCTCCTCTTTTTCTCTCACTTTCAACAATCTTTCCTGCCGTTGATATGCCCTGAATTGCTGCCTTCTCAGTTCTTTGCAATGAGGACAGTTACACAATTCCATCGAAGCTATCAAGATCCTCTGCTTTAGCTGCTAATCCAGTGTAGATACCATGTTGAGGATGATCAGGTCTATGACGGCCATCGAGGATATACCAGCGTTCCATATTCATGACCCTTTGACGGTCTTCCTCTATCCATTCTTTCTTATACATGCTCATTGGAGTTTTAATGTTCGATTAGGCCATAGTCTAGCTTCTATAAAGTCAACGTCTTCAGTACATAAGCTGTTGTTGTTTTGTTCGGTAGCAGATGTAAGAACCCAAAGTGTAAAACGTTTACCTTGGTTACTGCTAAAAAATAGTTGTTTCACTGTCCACGCCAATTTCTCGGTTTGTTGGCTTCCATTCTTGCCAGGTCTTTCTCAATAGCATTCAGGCGGTGAAAAATTTCTCTAATGTCACCTTGCCTTTTGCTTGACCTGTTAGACAAGACCATCAGCAACGCTGACACCATAGCACCAATTAAAGCAGCAATAACTTCAGGCATTTACGTTAGGCCAATATCCTTGCTGTATATTAATCCATGCCTTCTGAGCCTCTACTAGGTCAGGCTGAGATATGTCTGGATCATTGATTAGACTCCATAATTCAATACGCTTATTTATCTGATCGACTGTGAGGCCGTGGGCTTTTGCAATTGTTTCCTTCTGCTGTAAGGAGAGGAACTTCATTACTTTTTTGCAATTTATGCTTAATGTAGGTGTGTTTGCTTTCTTTGCTACATGGATGAGAAGAAATCTACCGAACCAAAAAAGAAGAATCCTCTTCAAAAACTCAAGGATGGTTTAGATGATAAAGAAGAACAATTACAAGTTCTTTCTACATTTGTACGCTTGGGAGTTGTAGTTTGGAGCGGGTTTATTTTAACTTTAAACTATGTAGAATTGCCAGGTTTAGGTAAACAAGAAAGGATCGACCCGACTTTCATAGCAAGCGTTTTCACGGGAGCTTTAGCGAGTTTTGGGCTTGAGACTGCAAAGAAAAGAGGAGATGGAACTTATAAGGCTGACGAAGAAAAAAGAAAAGCAGAAGGAGGCTTAGGAGGAGTTCCCTATACGACAATCAGAGTTGAAACTCCGATCAAACTTGTGCCTGTTGAGCCAAGAATTGACCCTATTACTAACAAGACAATCGATCCACAATCAGGAAAATTAACATGAATAGCGAAGGTCTTTCCTTAGATGCGAATCAACAAACAGCCATTGTAGTAATGGAAATGAAATTGAAGCGTCTAGAAGAACGTAATTCAGATTTAGAAGATAGAGTGAGAGTGCTAGAAAGAAGAGTTTTCGCAGCAGCAGCAGTTGTTAGCGCAGCTCTGGCATTATTAGGACTACTAGCTCAAATTTCAAAAGCCTACTTATGAAACGCTTTATTCCCCTACTACTTTTATTAGCAGCTCCAGCTAGTGCTGACATAGCAATCAAACATACTCAATCAGCAAGCTTAAAAGTTGATGGAGCAGCAGTTCAAGCAATCAGAGTTCCATCTACTTACGCTGTCTCTGGTAACAACATGAAAGTTACTACTGGAGAACACTTTGGAAAATTAACAGCAGGTTCTTCTACAGCAGCAGCAACACTTGATGTTGGTGTATACGAGATGAATACTTCGGGCAGCAGCTTCAGCTTTGAAGAAAGCTGGCTCCAAGGGGACGCCATACCAGCGATAGGTTCAGGCGTGGATGTTTCAGCAGGTGTTGTGGCTGATATGCCTGCTTTCGGTAATACCGTAGTGACATCTGGAGGTGTGGCTGGAAACCTTGCTGGAACGGTCACAAGTGCAGGCTTAGTTACCATCACTGCTGGAGGAGCAGGTACAACAGCGACAGGACAATCAAGTTCAGAAATAACTGTTAAATAGTGCATAAAATATATAAGTTATTATTGCTTATATCCTTTACAGGGACTAGCGTTTCTGCTGTTCCCGTTGTGCCAACCTTCTCAACTGGTACTCTAAACAGCAGACAAGAAACTAAAACTGTGGTAGCTGAAACTATTACATCAGTTGATTATAGATCTGGCTATGAATACGTTGTTTCTGGTCATAATATCGAACCACTAAATACAAACACTATTTCACCTAAAGCCGTACTAAATGCACCTCAAACAGTTGATAACATCACCTTTACATGGACATCAG